AGAATATTTTACATTGATGTAGGAAATCTTCCTAAAGTAAAAGCAGAAGCTTATCTAAAAGACGTAATGAATCGTTATAGAAACAAACTAGTGTATGACGCAAAAACTGGTGAAATTCGTGACGATAGAAATCATATGTCAATGTTAGAGGATTTTTGGTTACCAAGAAGAGAAGGTGGAAGAGGTACAGAGATTACTACACTTCCAGGCGGATCTAATCTTGGTGAAATAGATGATATACAGTATTTTCAAAAGAAATTATATCGTTCATTAAATGTGCCTGTATCAAGACTTGCAGAAGAAACAGGATTTCAAATAGGACGTTCTGATAACATAACAAGAGATGAACTTAAATTTACAAAGTTTGTACAAAGATTACGTAAAAAGTTTTCTAATTTGTTTAGTGATATGTTAAAAACACAACTTGTACTTAAAGGTGTAATCGCAATTGAGGAATGGCCTTTAATAAAAGAGTTATTACAATTTGATTATTTACAGGATGGTCATTTTACAGAACTTAAAAATGCAGAACTTATGCAAAATCGTTTAGATATGTTAGGTACAATAGAATCATATGTAGGTACATATTTTTCTAAAGAATATGTAAGAAAACATATACTTAGAATGAGTGATGATGAAATACAAGAAATAGAAGATCAAATTAAAGATGAAGAAGGTGGAGAAAATGGTGATACAGACACAGATGGAATGTTTGCAACCAATGAACCATCAGAAGGAGAAAAATAATGAGCGTAAGAGATTTCGTAGATTCAATTTCAAGTGGTGATAATTTATCAGCAGAAACACACTTTACAAGTGCTTTATCTGCAAAGGTTGGTGATGCACTAGAAACTAAAAGAAAAGATGTTGCAAAAACATTTGTAAAACATCACATATCAGATACAGAAGAAAATGGTGAGTAGATCTTTTGAAAATTTTAGGTTAAATCTGCCTGAAAAGGACGAATATAAAACGTCAAAACAGTATAAAAAACTTTCTCCGAAAGTTAAGGAAGCTGTTGACGAAATTTTTAAGGAAATGGAAGTAAAACCTTCAAATTTCCTAAATACTTTTGAAAAAACAATAACAAATGTCGCAAAAAAATTCAAAGTACCAGAGAAGAAATTGATGGATTATTTTGAATCAGAAGTTTTGACAGTATAGGGATATAGAACAATGAGAGTAATGGGAGCAGAAACAGATTTAGCAACTGGAACTACAAAATTTACTACAGCAGGTGCAGTAAGAGTATCAAATACAAGTGGAACTGCTGGATTAGTTACAGTTAGAAATGCAGCTGATGATGGAGATGTTGGAACAATTCGTGTTCAAGGAAACTCTGCAATAGTAATTTCTTTAGGAACTGGTGAAGGATTGCGTGGTGCAACCACCATGAAAGGCACTCAAATTGTTGCTTCTGGATTTTAGGAGATAAACATGAAACTTATTGCAGAATCAATCCAAGAAGTAGAGTATATTGTAGAAGAGAAAGAGGACGGAAAAAAAGACATGAAGATTCGTGGAATCTTTATGCAAGCAGATATGAAGAATAGAAATGGTAGAGTATATCCTCTGCCTGTTTTACAAAAAGAAGTAAAACGCTATAACAAAGAATTTGTTGCTGAAGGTCGTGCGTTTGGTGAGCTCGGACACCCAGAGGGCCCAACTGTCAACTTGGACAGAGTTTCGCACATGATAACTAAACTTGAAGCTGATGGAAAGAACTTTATTGGTGAAGCAAAATTGCTTGGAACACCAATGGGGGAAATTGCGAAAGCACTTATTAAAGATGGGGGAAAACTTGGTGTTTCTTCAAGAGGCATGGGTTCTCTAGAGTCTAAAGGTGGTGCGAATTATGTGAAAGATGACTTCTACTTGGCTACTGCAGCCGATATAGTTGCAGACCCATCTGCGCCTCAAGCCTTTGTTGAAGGTATTATGGAAGGCAAAGAATGGGTATGGTCAAATGGCATACTCAAAGAAGTTGAGATAGCGGAAATAAAAGAAGGAATCGAAAGAGATACTCGTTCACGAAGGGCAAATGTAGATGCACTTGCGTTAGCGAAATTTTTTAAAAGTTTGTAATATTATAAATATGTGTAGAAATCAAAGTCAAGGAGAACTGTCCAATGTCAGATTTAGACAAGACAATTGAAGAGCTTGAAGCGGAAGTAAAATCGGAACTGGAAGAAAAAGCAGATCCGAAAAAAGGTGCCGCTAAAGGTGACTCAATGGAAAAATCAAAAGGTGAAGTTCAAGACTTGGGGCCTGCCGTGGTAAAGCCTGATGAAAAAGACTCTGGGCCATCTAAAGCAGATGACAAGATGAAAAAAGCAGCTGAACCTAAAGCAAAAGCAACCAAGATGGAAGATACTGAATCCGAAGATCAAGATAAGATCGAAGAAGAAAAAGAAGATGATGACGAAAAAGAAATGTCTGATGGTGAAATGATAAAGGCTATGACTTCCATGATGAAAAAAATGGAAAAGAAAGATCTTAAAGCCGCTTATCATAAAATGGAAAAAATGAATGGTGCTGATGACGAAGATGATAAAGAGGAAGTTGATGAATCAACTATCGAAGATCGTCTTGCATCTGTAGATGTTTCTGATGATGTAGATGCTTTAACTTCAAATGAAGATTTATCTGAAGAGTTCAAAAACAAAGCAAAAACTGTTTTTGAAGCTGCAATTAAATCAAAGTTACGTTCAGAGATTGTAAGAATGGAAGAAGAAAAGTCCAAGTCAATCACTGAAGAAGTCGAAACCATCAAAGTAGAGTTAACTGAAAAAGTTGACAACTATATGAACTATGTTGTAGAAGAGTGGATGAAAGAAAATGAAATTGCACTTGAAAGAGGACTTAAAGGTGAAATTTCAGAGGACTTCATTTCTGGTCTTAAAGCATTGTTTGAAGAGCACTACATTGATGTTCCAGACGAAAAGTATGATATACTAGGTCAACAATCTGAAAAGATTGATGATTTAGAAAAGAAACTCAATGAACAGATTGAAAAGAATGCTTCTATGAAGTCAGACAATTCAAAGTTAGTTCGTGAATCAGTATTTTCACAAGCCTGTTCTGATCTGACAGATACAGAAGCAGAAAAGTTTAAAGGACTTGTAGAAGATGTTGAGTTTTCTGATGAAGATTCCTTCAAAGAAAAACTCGACACGCTAAAGGAAAGTTATTTTCCTAAGGCACAAACTGTCGCTGAATCTGTAGATTCTGAAACCAATACTGGTTCTGAGTCTTACGAAACTGGTGCAATGGCCGCTTACATGGATGCAATCAGTAGAAATGTACAGCGTACACCATTAAAAGTCGTAAAATAATAAATAATGTTTATAATACTCAAAATAAGGAGAAAGTAACCATGTTCCAAGCAGAACATTTACAGGAAAAGTGGCAACCAGTTCTTGAGCATAAAAATCTTCCAAAGATTGATGATGCTTATCGTAGGGCTGTTACCACAATTATCCTAGAAAACCAAGAAAAGGCTATGAAAGAAGATAAATCTTTTCTATCAGAAGCCGCACCAACCACATCAACCGCTGATGTAGTAAACTATGATCCAATACTAATTTCATTAGTACGAAGATCAATGCCAAATCTTATCGCTTATGATATTGCTGGTGTGCAACCAATGACAGGGCCAACTGGTCTTATCTTTGCAATGCGAGCAAAACATAAAAATGGTGAAGAAGCATTTTATAACGAAGCAGAGCATAAAACATCAACTGTTGGTAATAATGCTAATATTCCAGGCTCTGCTGGTACTTCATCAAAATCTTCACCAGAAAACAATCCTGCTATACTTAATGATGATCCTGCTGGTACTTATACTGCTGTTGGTGGTATGGACACTTCAAATGCAGAATTATTAGGTGATGGATCGACAACTGGATATGAAAATTTTGCAGAGATGTCCTTTTCAATCGAAAAGCAAACTGTTACTGCAAAATCAAGAGCTTTAAAAGCAGAATACACAATGGAACTTGCACAAGACTTGAAAGCAATTCATGGTCTTGATGCAGAAACCGAATTGTCAAATATTCTTTCTGCTGAAATTCTTGCAGAAATTAACAGAGAAGTTGTAAGAACTGTATACACAATGGCTAAAGAAGGCGCTGTTCAAGGTGATGTTGCAACTGCTGGTACTTTTGACATGGACGTAGACTCAAATGGTCGTTGGTCAGTTGAGAAGTTTAAAGGACTTATGTTCCAACTTGAAAGAGAAGCTAATGCAATCGGACAAGAAACTCGTAGAGGAAAAGGTAATATGATTATCTGTTCTTCTGATGTTGCTTCTGCACTTCAAATGGCTGGTGTATTAGACTATACTCCTGCTCTTAACAATAATCTAAATGTTGATGATACTGGAAACACTTTTGCTGGTGTTCTTAATGGTAGACACAAAGTTTACATTGATCCATATTCTGCAAATTCAAATGCTGGTTCACAGTTTTTTGTTGCTGGATATAAAGGTACATCACCATATGATGCTGGTATCTTCTACTGCCCATACGTACCACTACAAATGGTTCGTGCAGTAGGTGAAAACACATTCCAACCAAAAATTGGTTTTAAAACCAGATATGGAATGACTTCTAACCCATTCGCTGAAGGTGGAACTGTAGGTGGTGGTGATTTAGATGCTGGTAAAAACGTATACTACAGAAGAGTTAAGGTAACAAACTTAATGTAATCTCATGTAGTAAAAATCACTATAATAACTTTAGGGGGATTTTTATCCCCCTTTTTTTAAACAAAAGAGGAAATTATGACACAACTTATATCACCTAAGAAATTTACACACACAGTTGGCCTTTTGAGGTCATTTTTTTTATCCAAAGGTTTTGAAGAAGTACATACACAAAACCGACTATCAATATTAGCGGCTTGCGAAGATCCAGAAAATGTCGCAACGTATAATTACATGGGGAACGTATGGCCCCTACCACAAACAGGACAAATGTGGTTAGAACATGAACTATTAACACGCCCCTCTAGTAAGGGGTTTTTTTGTATCTCCACTAGCTATAGACAAGAACCAAATGCAATTCCTGGCAGACACGAAACAATATTTCCAATGTTTGAGTTTGAAATGCCTGGCGATATCAATGATCTTAAAAATATGGAAATAGAATTATGTAAACACATGGGATTTCCAGAATTAGAAATACAAACCTATGATGAATGGAGTAACCAATTCAATGTAAATGAATTAGAAAACGAACACGAAGAAATTATTAATTGGGGTATGATTACAGACTTCCCAGAGTTTACTTCACCTTTTTGGAATATGTCAAGAAACGAAGATTTGGATGGTATTACCAGTAAAAAGATTGACGTAATTTTAAATGGTATGGAAACAATAGGTTCAGCTGAAAGAAGTACAGATAAAGAACAAATGAGAAATACATTTGAAACAATATCAGATGGTGAGTATGCAGAATTGTTATACAAACTATTTGGAAAAGATAGAGTACAAAAAGAGTTGAATGAATTTTTGAAACATGATTTTTTCCCAAGAGTTGGTGGCGGAATAGGTATGACAAGAATGATTTCTGCGTTGGATAGAATAAAAGTTAAGTTAGCTGCTTAAATAGTTTGAGGTGGTGGAATTGGTAGACACGCACAACTGTTTATTGTGTGCAAATATTTTTGCGTGAAGGTTCGAGCCCTTCCCTCAAAGCCAACACAAAGTCGTTATAAATACTTGTGAAGGAGATCATTATGGCAGTTAATTTTAACTCTTTAAACAGACAACCTAGTACTTTAGATTATACACATCCAACACAGTTTAGGTTTGATATTCTAAAATTACCTAATGTTGAGTATACGATAACATCTGCAAATGTTCCAGGCATCAGTATGTCTGGAGATGCGATATTAAATACTAGATTCAAAGGTGTGCCGTTTATGGGAGATACACTCATTTATGAAACACTTAATGTAACTTTTATAGTTCAAGAAGATTTAGCAAACTATCGTGAATTGCATGATTGGATAACTGGCATAGGATTTCCGAAAGACAACGAACAATTTGATAGTGCTTTAAGAAATGAAATACAAACAAAGCCTGGTGCATTACCAGTAATTCCTAAACAAACTTCTAATGTAAGAAATGCCCCAGTTTTAAATCCATCAGTATTGACAAGTGATGCAACAATGCATATACTGTCCAATAAAAATAATCCAAAGATTAGAGTTAATTTTAGAGGTCTTTATCCATCATCATTATCTGGTGTAACATATAATACACAAGATGCAACTGGAGAAGGAATAACTGCTGATGTTCAGTTTCAATTTGATTTGTACGAGTTTGAAGTATTATAAATATAATAGAGTAGGAGATGGTAAACTTTAACACCAATCCTAGTTTCTTAATAGTAAGAAATAATATAAAACCTAGTAAGTTTTACACCCTACTCGCCTTTTAGAATGGATTATTATGACATTAGATGAATTGCAAAAACAGGCAGAAAAAGATTTAAAGATTGATGACGTTGAGTTAGGAGATGAATCTTTAAAAACTGCAAACCTACACCAAAAATATTTAAATATCTATAATAACTTTAGACAACTACAATTAATGTCTGATGCACAATATCGTATTCTTTATAGAAAAAAATGGGAATATTATGGTGGTAAGGCTGATCCACAGATATATCGTGATAATCCTTTTGATCACAAAATATTAAAACAGGATATACACATATATTTAGAATCAGATGAAGAACTTATCAAAGCTAAACAAAAAACAGAGTACAATAAGATTTGTATGGACTCATGTGAAAGAATATTAAAACAAATACAAAGTAGAGGTTGGGATATTAAAAATTCAATTGAATGGAGAAAGTTTGTGGATGGTACAATATGAGATATGGTAAAATATATGAAATAAAACAATTTGATGAAAATAATTTAAAATCCGTATTATCTTTAATTGATAGAAATAAATTAGAAGATTCTAAAATAACAAGTAAAAGTGGACATTCAAAAAGAAGTTCTAAAAATATGTGGATAAGAGATATAAATGTATTAAAAAGTTTTTTAAATATAGCTCAAGGCGCAAATAAAAGAAATAGTTGGGATTTCCATTTGGATAATATTGAACCACTACAGTATGCTGAATATTCAGTAAATGATGAATTTGATTGGCACGTAGATCAAAAAAATATGCCATACTCTGATAACAGAGTTAGAAAAATAAGTTTTTCTATTTTATTAAATGATGATTTTGAAGGTGGTGAGTTTGATTTAGAAGTTGGTAATCCTAATGAAAAAGAAAGATATGAAACTATATATTTAAATAAATATCAAGCATTATTTTTTCAATCAGATTGGTTTCATAGAGTACAACCTATAACAAAGGGTGTAAGAAAAAGTTTAGTTGGTTGGGTTTTAGGCCCCAAGTTTAGATGATAGAAATATCTAAGAAGAACGAAGTATATCTCAAAGTAAACGCAGAACCAAGTATCGCAAGAACTATATCTGATTTTTTTACTTTTGAAGTTCCAGGCGCTCGTTTTATGCCTGCGTTTAGGAATCGTATTTGGGATGGTAAAATAAGATTATTTTCACCAGCCACAGGAGAATTGTATCTTGGGTTGATAACATACTTAACTAAATATTTACAAGATTTAAATGAAGAATATTCTTTAGACGAGGATTTAAAAGATGATAAAGAAATTGACAGAGCAATATTACTTGGATATATTAGAGGACTCCGACTTAGATCTAATGGAAAAAGTATCAAGATACGTGACTATCAAATTAACGCAATATCTCACGCAATTGGAAAACATAGGGCTCTTTTGCTTAGTCCTACTGCTTCTGGTAAATCGCTTATTATTTACGTCTTAGTAAGATATTATAGTTTATTATTACAAGCTACTACCACTAATAAAATATTAATACTTGTTCCCACAACATCATTAGTTGAACAAATGCATTCCGACTTTATTGACTATGGTTGGTTAGATACATTTATGCAAAAAATTTATAGTGGTTATGATAAACAAGTGACAAAAACTGTCGTTATATCTACATGGCAATCAATATATAAATTTCCCAAAAAATACTTTGAACAGTTTGGTATGGTAGTTGGAGATGAAGCTCATCTATTTAAATCCAAATCTCTTACATCAATTATGACTAAACTTCATTTATGTAAATACAGATTTGGTTTGACAGGAACATTAGATGGTATGCAAACTCATAGACTAGTATTAGAAGGATTATTTGGCGAGTTAAATAAAATAATATCTACTAAAGAACTTATAGATAAAAATACACTTGCAAAGTTTTCAATACAATCTCTTATATTATATTATCCAGAACATGAGTGTAAACTGGTTAAAGATATGAAATACAAAGATGAAATAGATTTTATCGTAGGCCACCAGAAAAGAAATGAATTTATTAGAGATCTAACACTTAATCTAAATAAAAATACTTTAGTATTGTTTCAGTTAGTAGAAAAACATGGTTCTATTCTTTATGATATGATAAAACAAAAAACGAATAGAAGAGTATTTTTTGTTTATGGTGGCACCGATACAGAAACAAGAGAAGAAATTAGATCAATAACAGAAGGTCAAAAAGATGCAATTATTGTGGCTTCGTATGGAACTTTTTCTACTGGAATTAACATTAGAAATTTACATAACATTGTATTTTCTTCACCTAGTAAGTCTAGAATTAGAACTTTACAATCTATAGGTAGAGGACTAAGAAAAAGTGAAACTAAAGACTCTGCAATGTTATTTGATATTGCAGATGATTTTACTTACAAAACAAGAAAAAATTATACACTAACACACTTTATGGAACGAATAAATATCTATAATGAAGAAGAATTTGATTATGAAATTAGAAGGATAAAAATAAAATGAGCATAGATGCAAAAATATTAAAACTCACAAGTGGAGAAGAAATAGTTTGTGCAGTGTCTAATAATCCAGATAAGACACATATTGTTGTAGCTCATCCTATGAAGATTCATGCTCGACCAAAAGTTACAATAGATGGTAGTATGTCAGAAAGTTTATCTTTACACAGGTGGATTCATTTTTCGGATACAGAAAACTTTGAAGTTCCTAAATCACAAATATTAACAATAACAAATGCTTCTGTAGGATTAATTAAATTTTATGATTATTGCATAGAACGAATGAAAAAAGAAGATAAAGAGCTAATTTATCCTACTGACGAAGAATTAGATGAAATAGAACTTGAAGAAGAGTATGAAGATTTCTTTGACTATTCAGATACTATGCATTGATTCTGATACCTAGCATAGTCAATATAACTCATTGTCAAGAGGAAGTCAACATATTTTTTAAATTTTATTATCTATTGACAAATTTGTATAATTATATTATATTAGTTATTAAAGATAAAGGAATGGGGAGTTATGCCTAAAAGAGCAAAAAGTATACATTACGTTGATAACGCAGAATTTTTAATAGCCATGAAAGATTGGAAAAAGAGTTGTGCATCAGCAGAAGAAACTGGAGATCCACAACCACCAGTTACAAATTATATTGGAGAATGTTTTTTAAAGATTGCAAATCATTTATCCTACAGACCTAATTTTATTAACTACACATATAGAGATGAAATGATATCTGATGGTATAGAAAACTGTCTACAATATGCGTCTAACTTTAATCCAGAAAAATCAAAAAACCCTTTTGCATATTTTACACAAATCATTTATTATGCATTTATTCGTAGAATACAAAGAGAGAAAAAACAACAACACGTTAAACATAAGATTATAGAAAATATGAATATAGATATATTGGCTGATGGTACAGACATGGATCAGAATGCTTATGTAGATTATTTACAAAAGAATTTTCTACCAAACGAAGATGTTTACAAACCCAAGAAAAAGAAAGAACAATTAAAAGGTCTTGAAAAGTTTTATAATGAGGATAGTGAAATAAATGAAAATAGCGCTAATAACTGATACACATTTCGGCGCAAGGAACGACAATTTATTTTTCAACGATTATTTCTATAAGTTTTGGGATGATGTATTTTTTCCATATGTAAAAGATAGTGGAATAGATACTATTATACATCTTGGCGATATTATGGACAGACGTAAGTTTGTTTCTTATAAGATTGCAAAAGATTTTCGTGAAAGATTTATGAAACCTATTGTTGATAATAATCTCACAGTTCATATGATGGTGGGTAATCACGATACATTTTACAAGAATACTAATGAAGTAAATTCACTTGAAGAGTTGGTTGAGGGAAGATATCCTAATGTAAAGATATATCCAGAAGCTACGACAGTAACATTTGATAATACACCTATTATGTTTCTGCCTTGGATCAATACAGAAAACTATTCTGATACTATGAATGCAATCAATGAAAGTAATGCACAGGTTGCTATGGGTCATCTAGAGATAAGTGGTTTTGAAATGCATAATGGTCATTTCTCTGAGTCTGGACACCCATCTAATTTATTCAATAAATTTGATACAGTATTTACAGGGCACTTTCACAAGAAGTCTGACAATGGACATATACATTATTTGGGTTCTACATACCAACTTACTTGGAGTGATAACAAATGCCCAAAGGGGTTTCATGTATTTGATACTGAAACAAGACAATTAGAACGTATACTTAATCCATATAATATATTTGAAAAAGTATATTATGATGACACAACTACAGATTATATGCAGTATGATGTATCAACTTTATCAGAAAAGTATGTAAAGGTTGTTGTTGTCAATAAAAAAGATATGTATAATTTTGATAGGTTTATTGATAAAGTATTATCATCATCTGGAGCCCATGAAGTAAAAATAGTTGAGGACTTTAGTGATTTAGATGCATCAAATGTTGATGATGCAATTGTTAAAAATGCAGAAGATACTATGACTTTATTAGAAAGATACATTGATGAACTTGATGTAAATCTAGATAAATCAAGACTTACAAACATGATGAAATCTTTATATGTAGAGGCAAGTGATTTAGAATTATGATAACATTTGAAAAGGCCAGATGGAAAAACTTTCTATCTACTGGTAATAACTTTACCGAAATTACATTAAACGAAAATCACTCTACACTTATAATTGGGGAGAATGGTTCTGGTAAATCTACTATTCTTGACGCATTATGTTTTGGATTATTCAATAAACCATTTCGTAATATATCAAAAGGACAGCTTGTAAATTCTATAAACAATGGTGGTACAGAAGTACAAGTAGAATTTAGTATTGGTAAGAAAAGTGTTCGTGTTGTTCGTGGTATCAAACCTACTAAGTTTGAAGTCTATATAGATGATAATATGATTAATCAAGATGCAAATGCAAGAGATTATCAGAAACATTTAGAACAACAAATATTAGGATTGAACTATAGATCTTTTACACAAGTTGTTATACTTGGCAGTTCAACCTTTGTTCCATTTATGCAACTATCAACAAAGGCTCGTAGAGAAGTTGTAGAAGATATACTAGATATAAAAATATTCTCTTTGATGAATTTTTTATTGAAGAATAAAAATAAAGAGTTGACCGAAGAATCAAGAACTGTAGATAATGAACACGAACTTACTAAAGAAAAGATAAGATTACAGGAAAGATTTATTACAGAAGTAAGTGATAGTAAATCTAATATTGTATCAGAAAACATACAACAACTTGATACTAACAATCAATCTATAAAAATGAAAGAAGTGGATTTAGAAACTTATAATACTAAAATTTTTCAATTAGAATTATCTGGTAAAGATATTATAGAAAATAAACTAAAGAAACTTAGTAAAACAGAAGCTGCACTTACAAATAAAAAGTCTGACCATGAAAAACAAATAGAGTTTTTTAATCAAAATGATATATGTCCTACTTGTGAACAAACAATAACAGATGTTACGAAAACAAATCAAATCAATAGTAGAAAAGATAAGATTGATGAGATAACAAAAGCAATAGAAGAAATATCTAAATTAGAAAATAAAGAACAAAGTGAACTGGATACAATATTATCTAAACTGGAAGAGGCTAGATCTTATGATGTAGAGATTGCAAAGATAAAATCTAGTATTAGTGAATTAGTCAAGTTCAATAAGAAGTTACAAAAAGATATTAATGATTATAATTCTAGTTCTATATCAGAAGAAGATAAAGAAAAACTTGCAAAACTAAAAGGTAGATTGGAACACATAGAAGAACAAAAAATGAAACTTAAAGAAAATAAGTTTTATATTGATGTTGCAAGAGAGCTACTACAAGATAGTGGTATCAAAACAAAAATTGTAAAACAATACTTACCTATTATGAATAAGTTAGTGAATACTTATCTTTCTAGTATGGATTTCTATGTTAACTTTAACATTGATGAAAACTTCAATGAAACAATCAAGTCAAGATTTAGAGATGAATTTTCTTATGCATCATTTTCTGAAGGTGAAAAGATGAGAATAGATCTTGCATTACTATTTACTTGGAGAGCTGTTGCAAAGATGAAAAACTCTACAAATACTAATCTATTAATATTAGATGAAATATTCGATAGTTCATTAGATACAACTGGTACAGATGATTTTCTGAAGATACTGAATACATTTAGTGACCAGAATGTATTTGTTATATCTCATAAACAAGATATACTATACGATAAATTTAGAAGTACAATTAAGTTTGAAAAGAATAGGAATTTTAGTCATGTTGTTACTTAATGGAGATTGCATTGAAGAAATGCAAAGATTAATTGATGATGGTGTACAAGTGGACTCTGTAGTTACAGACCCACCCTATCATCTTACATCTATTGTAGAAAGATTTGGTAAAGAAGGTTCTGCACCAGCACAAGAAGGAACTGATGGTGCATTTGCAAGAGCATCAAAAGGTTTTATGGGAAAGGAATGGGATGGTGGAGATATTGCATTTCGTAAAGAAACTTGGGAACTTGCATATAAACTTTTGAAGCCAGGTGGACATTTACTTGCTTTCTCTGCATCTAGAAATTACCATAGAATGGCAGTTGCAATAGAAGATTCTGGTTTTGAAATTCGTGACCAGATTATGTGGATATATGGAAGTGGGTTTCCAAAAAGTTTGAATATTGGAAAAGGTATTGATAAGAAACAAGGTAACGATAGAGAAGTTGTAGGAACAATAGAAAGAGGTAGTGTTGAAGATGCGATTGCAAAGGGTGTAGGATATACTGCTGACCCAGCAAATCAAAACAACAAAGCGATATTTGGATATGGAACTGAAACAGTAACGAAAGGTAATTCTGAATGGGAAGGTTGGGGTACTGCACTCAAGCCTGCACACGAACCTATTGTGATGGCGAGAAAACCATTATCAGAAAAATCTATTGTAGATAATGTTTTGAAACATGGAACTGGTGGTATTAATATTGATGATTGTAGAATAGAAGGTGAAGTTAATAGACCACCAACAAATCCATCATTTAGAGATGTCGCAAAAGAAGCTCTTGCAAGGGGTGGATTAGACAAATTAAGTTTTGGACAAGATAGGGATAGACCCATTGAAAGAAAAGAAATAGAAGAGAATAATTTTGGTAGATTTCCTGCTAATGTAATGCATGATGGTAGTGATGTAGTGCAAGATATATTTCCAGAAACTACTAGTGCAAGAATAGGAAATACCAATAATCCAAAAAGAGGTGGTAATAGTGAACCATTATGGGGTATGAGTGATGGTAGAGAAACACATGACTATCGTGATTCTGGTTCTGCATCAAGATATTTCTATTGTCCAAAAGTATCAAAAGAGGAAAGGAACAAAGGACTAGATAGTTTTGAAACAAAGGTTGGAGTCAATGGTAATAAATGGATTGACCAAGATTATAGAAGAGGTGATACTAAACCTACAACCGAAAGAAAAAATGTACACCCTACAGTAAAACCAATTGAACTGATGAAATACCTTTGTCGATTAGTTACACCAAAAGGTGGTACAGTTCTTGATCCATTTATGGGAAGTGGTTCTACAGGAATGGCTGCAAAAGATGAGGGTTTTGATTTTATCGGTATAGAAAAAGAAGAAGAGTATTTTGAAATTGCACAATCAAGAATTAAAGTTACTGCACCTTTAATGGAATTTTTCTCTTGAAATTAGTTTTAAAAACATATTGACAATGTTATTAGAACATGATATAGTGATTCTATAATCAATTGAATAAAGGAAAATATAGATAATGGCTCATGAATTAGAAATGATAAACGGAAAAGCTCAAATGGCATATGTTGGTGAATTGCCATGGCATGGTCTTGGTACTAAAGTAGAAGCTGATATTACACCAGACCAATTCCAAAAAGTTGCTGGACTAGATTGGACAGTTGAAAAACAAGATATGTTTACTGTCAATGGTATTAAAGTGCCTAATAAACAAGCACTAGTTCGTTCATCTGATAATAAAGTTTTAGATACTGTAGGTTCTGGTTGGAATCCAGTTCAAAACTCTGACGCATTTGACTTTTTCCAAGAGTATGTAATGGCTGGTGATATGGAAATGCACACAGCAGGATCACTAAAAGATGGTCAGTTAGTTTGGGCACTTGCAAAAACAAACGAATCTTTTGAGTTGTTTAAGGGTGATGTTACAGAGAATTACTTTCTGTTTACTAATCCACATCAGTTTGGAAAAGCAATCAATATTAGAATGACACCAATTCGTGTTGTTTGTAATAATACTTTAACTTTATCATTGTCTACAGATTCTGATAATATGGTTACTGTAAATCATAGAAAAGAATTTGATGTAGAAGAAGTTAAAGAACAAATGGGTATTGCAAGAGAAAAGATGGAACAGTATAAGTCAATGGCTGAGTTTCTTGGATCTAAAAGATACAGTGCAGATAATGTAGTAAACTACTTCAATGAAGTATTTGGTTCGCCTACAAAAGTTGATGGTAAAGAATTTACTTCTAGAAATGCAAAAATTGCTCATGAAAATTTACAAGAACAGCCTGGTGCTAATTTTGCAGAAGGTTCATGGTGGCAGGCATTTAATTCTGTAACTCACATGACAGATCACTTACAAGGTAGAAGTACTGATGGTAGGTTAACCTCTGCATGGTATGGTAGAAACAGAAAAGTTAAACTAAAGGCTCTTGACAAAGCTCTTGAGTACGCAGAAAAAGTTTAAAAAAAGTTTTGTATAGGGGTTGACTTTTCTAAGTTAATCCCTATATAAATAATAGTGATAGATGCTTTATAGGTCTATCGCTTTAATCTTGCTTAGCAAAGGAGATAACAATGACAAATTTAAGCACTTTTAGAAACGCACTTCAAGCGTTTGACGTAAATCACTTAACGCCTTATGCCGTAGGCTTCGATAGACAGTTTGATAGATTGTGGGATTATGCAAATCATCAAGCAGAATCAACAGGCTTTCCACCTTACAATATCATAAAAGATGATGACTACAATTTTACTATTGAAATGGCTCTAGCGGGCTATAG